CCAGTAGAAATCGAATCTTGTTGAACGTGTAAACATTCTATTAAGGCCTTGCTGATATGTTAAGTCTGCCCTAACGGACAAAAGGCCAATGATTACACAATGCTCGGTAAACGATTTTGTAAATCCGCTGTCCTTCGTGGTTATTGTTCCTATTGCTGATAACGTAGCCAACGGAGTTGTTTCGCTTGGTGTTGTCTGTGCTACTTGTGTCATTGATAGCCGACTGGTTGAACCGCCGAGATATTCCGGGCGTTGTAGTCTTGCGTCGGGTGATACCACGCCGAAGTGAGCACGTATTAGTTCAGTGTACCGAGTACCGCCACGAGCGTCCCGCTCATACAGCTTTTGAATCTGGAACGCTTCCCGCAATACGTTAATCGTCGCAGCGGTTGCTTGTGAAAGGTCGGCCCTCACTCGTGGGAATCCGCTTGAGGTGGCACTCCCCTCGATTGTGTACTGGTTATCTGCACCGCCTGCACCGTATATTGTTGCCCCAAAGGGGAACGTAACAACGGTGTCGTCTGATTGACGCATATTTGCGATATTTGAACCGAAAACCCCAGTTGTTTTCCCGATACCTAATACCGGGGCTTCGTCGCCCAGTGGTATCTCAATTGCTGGGCCTTTTTGTGGCCAGGGCAGGGCTGATGTGAAATAGTCGTGCCTTTTTCCACGTCTTAATAGCACGTAGTCCGTTGGTGCGTCCGGGCCGTCGTCTTTATCTACAACGACCGAGTCTTGTATATTTTGATCTCTGTACCATTCGTTATAAACAAGATTGTACGATCTATGAAAGAACGCTGACGTGGAAAGTGAATCTATACCTAATGGTAATCCGAAATAGTCGGATAGTGACCCATTTGTCCAACCGCCGGACGCAGGGGCTACGATTTGAGGAACGATATAATCGAAATCGTCGTCGGGGTTTTCTTTTTCGCCCATGAATTTTTGAAAATTGTCCCATACTAATCTCATTGGTATTGCGAAATAATGAATGTCCATCAACAAGTTATCCATAATTGGATAAATTGGTGTTGTCATTCTCGCAAATATTGTTGACCGTAAACTGAATGTGTCGCCAGGGAGTGCTTCGTCAATATAGAAAGGCACTAAATACCCCGCTTGAAACGTTGTTTTGTGTGCGTGATCTCGGTTAAATACCGAACGAGGAATATTCGCTTGCGGTATCTTGGAGAAATCGTGTTGCATAACTGATTTCATGATTTTTTACTCCTGTTTTTTAACGCTTAAGTCATTTATGAATAACGTGCAATGTTTTTTGTTGTTAATCATTGGCTCAAGTCTATACAGTATAAACTGGAACAGATCTTCCATGACTATAAAATGCGTTTTGTGTGTTTTAAGTTTGAAATTGATTACAAAATGATCATACTCCTGATCATCTTTTTCTTCAATTACTTTTTTTTCTTCCATTTTTTTTCCTTCCACCATTTTTGGTGTCAGTCAGACCATTTATATCAAGTATATATATGGTCTGCTTCCGCCCGTTGGTTGGATCGGTCAAGCAGAGCTTGACCGCTTTAGCCAGCCGGTGGTGTAACCGGTGGCTTTGCCGGTGGTTGAACTGAATTATCCACCGGAGGAGTTGGTAATAACTCCTTTGGTAGCAATCCGAGTTCTACGCTTTCTTTAAGATTTTTTTCATCTGATATGAAAGCTAGTGCATTTTCTACATTGTTTTCAAATTTAGCCCTTGTTACCGCCGGTAGACGCTGGAACGCGTCATTAGCGGATTTTAACCTGTTTAGATGACTAGATAAGTCTGGTAAGTCTTGGAAGTCGCCGAACATTGGACGACTGTAATTTTTAACTTGACTGGGATCTACCAGAAACCCGGTTTTTTTGTACTTTGTCATTATGTTATTTATATCAGAATCTTTTTTAAAGCTCTGATGTGCTCGGCTAAGTACATTTTTACTTTCGCCCTTGAATGATAATTTTTGTTTTGTTTTCATTCTTTTTTCCTATTTAATTTTTTTTATTACTGAATATTTTTTAATTTGGTTTAACCATGTCTGTAGCATTTACTAAGAATACGGGCGTAACGTTCGACTCCAGTTCACCGCTTGTGTCGTCGTACGTGCCGAGCTGATACAATTTATAGTCTTCCGGATGTTTACTGATTGTTGAGTTGTTATCTCTTACCAGATCTTGAAATAGCCGGATTGCTTGCCCATTGTGATTTTGTGTGAAAGGTTGGGAGAAGGTGCAGGCCTTCTCGTCGAAGATGGCATATACATTTAGTTTCATTTTTCGTAGTTCCTTTGTTGGTTGTTTTTTAGGTTTAACATCATTATTTTTTCCTTGACTTTTAGTCTTTCTTCTTGATCTCTTTTTTTATTGAGATTTCTTTTTATCCTTTCTTGTTTGATTTTTATTAGTTTTATTTGATCTTCAATTTCATACTTTAAATCATAATATTTTGGAATTTTATATTGCTTATTGTTTATGACAACCGTATCCGACGGATATATGTCAGTTTTAAATTGCTCATACCATGCTTGACCTATTCCCGGCCGTCTACTCATTGTTACATATTCTTCCTTTTTTCCTTTATAATGTGCCTTTTTTAAGTCTGCGTTACAGTCTTTCTTGAACGCTTGCATGGCTTCGTATAATTCCTCGCCTGTAAGATTGTTTTCACTCCATTTTTTCAATACATACCGAGCTACATAAGACGCTGATTCAAGAGTAACTTTTCCGACGGTGCTATGACCATATGGCCATAATTCCATTAATGTTTGGGAGATATAAAGGTCGTTTCCGCCTTTTTTTGGAAGTATTATTTTGTCGGGGAAGTCATAACCAAATAAGCAGGCATGGTGGTGGGGTCTTTGGAATTTTGCACCATATTCCCCGCAGTGAAAGAATCTTACTTTCTGCGGGAAGATCTTTTTGCGTAGTCGCTTCATGAATTTTTGGAAATCCTCAACACGAAGATTTCCGTCGCCTATATTTTTTTCGTTGAATGTAAGAGTAATAAAGCAGTTCTCATCGTGTTGGCTTGCTTCGTGCATACATCGAACCGCCCATTGAAGCGAACGATCTAGCCTGCAACCGATACAACGGCCACAGGCTATTCGTTGAGGTTGTGCTATAAGTGCGGAGTCAATATCAAATGTCATTGACCGCTTGCCAGTGTCCTTGTTGACGTGTCTGGAAATATAGCATTTTAGAGGATGAAAACAGCTCATAATCTGTAACCACCACGCAGTGGTTTCGCATTGGTATTCCTGCCATTAACGTGCATTGCTGTTTGGCTGAACATCCTTCTATCCTGATTTTTCTTTGCACGAAATCGCTTTGCCATTTTTTCATCACCCCCTTTTTTTTATTCTGGTTTAAATACTTGACTTGCATTGATTTTTCCGAACGGATTTACTAAGTCTAGAGCGTCTTGTATGTCGGTTTGAATTTCTATCCAGCGTTTACTCTTACCTCTATGCTCTATACGGTGAATCTCTTGTGCTGAATGTGCTTTTATTAATTCATTTTGAATTGACTTTCTGTTTGTATCCTCATTGATGGATAACGCTGTTGCGTTGTTGACCATCTGCTGACTACGCATTACGTTTATTTGCTCCATTAAGGACTTAGTTGCTAATCTTGTTTCCATCGCAGAGTGTCCGGCCCTTGACAGAACAGGGCCGGGGTCGTGTTGTTGTGGCAATTGAATTGAAGGGGTGGTAGCCCCTTGATTAAGGGCAAGCATAGGGTTTAACCCTGCCTTTTCTAAGTCGGCCCTTGCCCTTTGGTGAGCAGTGTTTGCCATCCTTTCCTGCCACTGCTGGTTAGCTTCAAAGTTTTCTTGATTTTGTTGATTTACTTGATTTGTTGCTCGATTGCCTAATACAGTGCCTAATACGTTGGCTCCTGTTGCTCCTGCATCACTTCCTAGCCACTTGCCGACCGTTCCTAGGGCTTTTCCTACGAAAGGTATTGCTTTGGTTATAAACGAAAATAAACCCATTTTAGCCCCCTTTCTGCCATTTCTTAGGCCAGAAGTGGCGAAGCAGTACGCCAATGATGAATGTTAGTGCTTCTGGTATATTGTCCATCTTATTTTTTTCTCCTTAGAAGTGATCTATTAATCCCGGAACGCTATATACTGGCATTGGCCGGGCTGTTCTGCATTGAATGTAGGAATCCATGAAGAAGTGCGGAGCGTTTGCTACTGCTAGCACTCTTTCCATTGGTGGATTCTCCACAATGAACGCAGGTGATAACGTTGGGTGATCGGCAAATTCTTGTGATAAATGCCAAGCGTCCAGCGTTTGTGCGAATGAACTTCTGAATTGACCAGTGATTTTTGACGGATAGTATCGATATTCTGCCCATCGTTCTTGATAACCGAATACTTCCTCATCTTCAGCTGTACCATCTGCATAGATTTCCTTTTTAAGTACAGTCTGCTCCCCTAAGTGAGCCAGAGCAGGCCAGTAGAAATCGAATCTTGTAGATCTTGTAAACATTCTATTTAGGCCTTGTTGGTACGTTAAATCTGCCCTTACGGACAGCAGGCCTAAAATAACGCAGTGTTCTGTAAATGATTTCGTAAAGCCTGCGTCTTTTGTTGTTATTGTACCGATAGCCGATAACGTAGCCAGCGGTGTTGTTTCGCTTGGTGTTGTTTGTGCTACTTGTGTCATCGACAGCCGACTTGTTGAACCTCCGAGATACTCCGGACGTTGTAGTCTTGCGTCTGGTGATACCACGCCGAAGTGAGCACGTATTAATTCGGTGTAACGTGTACCCCCTCTAGCGTCGCGCTCGTATAGTTTTTGAATCTGGAACGCTTCCCGCAATACGTTGATTGTTGCTGCGGTTGCTTGTGATAAGTCGGCCCGAATATTTGGATAACTGTTTGTTGTTCCTTTTCCTTCGATCGTATACGAGTTATCTGAACCGCCTGCACCGTATATAGTTGCCCCAAAGGGGAACGTAACAACGGTGTCATCTGATTGTCGCATGTTCGCGATATTTGAACCGAAAACCCCAGTTGTTTTCCCGATACCTAAGACCGGGGCTTCGTCGCCCAGTGGTATCTCGATTGCTGGCCCTTTTTGTGGCCATGGGAGAGCAGATGTAAAATAATCGTGCCTTTTTCCCCGTCTTAATAGTACATAGTCTGTTGCTTCGTCTGGGCCGTCGTCTTTATCTACAACGACCGAGTCCTGAATATTTTGATCTCTGTACCATTCATTATAAATTAGATTGTATGATCTATGAAAGAACGCTGATGTGGATAAAGAATTGATACCTAATGGTAATCCGAAATAATCGGAGAGTGTACCGTTTACCCAACCGCCCGCAGCGGGTGCAACGATTTGGGGTACTATATAATCGAAATCGTCGTCTGGATTTTGCTTTTCGCCCATGAACTTTTGGAAGTTGTCCCATATAAGCCTTAAGGGTACTGCGAAGTAATGAATATCCATTAACAAATTATCCATTATCGGATAAATTGGCGTGGTCATTCTCGCAAATATTGTTGATCTTAAACTGAATGTATCACCCGGTAGTGCTTCGTCAATATAGAACGGCACTAAATACCCTGCTTGAAACGTAGTTTTATGTGCGTGATCTCGGTTAAATACCGAACGAGGTATATTCGCTTGTGGTATCTTTGAGAAATCGTGTTGCATAACTGATTTCATGATTTTTTACTCCTGTTTTTTTATGTGCATTTCACCGATGATTAATGTACAGTGTTTTGGGAACTTTCCCATCGGTTCAAGGCGATACTTTACAAATTCGGCAAGATCTTCCAAATTTATAAAATATGTTTTGTGTGTTTTTAGTTTGAAATTAACTTGGAATACATCATATTCCTGTCTTTCTTCCGTTTCAACCTCTTTTTTTTGTTCCACTTTTTTTTCCTTCCACCTTTTCGGTGTCAGTCAGACCATTTATATCAAGTATATTATATGGTCTGCTGCCGCCCGTTGGTTGGCTACGGTTAACCTTTGGTTAACCGTCTTTATGCTTTCGGTTCGGGAGTAGGCACTGTAACTCCCGGATTTGGCGGCGTAGGCAGTAACTCCTTCGGAAGTAGTCCTAGCTCTACGCTTTCTACCAAATTTTTTTCATCCGAAATGAATGCTAATGCATTTTCTACTTTGTTTTCGAATTTTGCTCTGGTAACGGCTGGTAGCCTTAAAAATGCTTCGTTTGCCGCATTTAACCGGTTCATGTGCTCTGATAAGTCCGGTAGATCTTGAAAATCTCCGAACATTGGCCGGTTATAATTCTGTACTTGGCTTGGGTCAACCAAGAATCCGGTTTTTTTGTACTTCGTCATGATGTTATTTATATCAGAGTCCCTTTTAAAACTCTGATGAGCTCGGGAAAGTACATCCTTACTTTCACCCTTGAATGATATTTTTTGTTTTGTTTTCATTTATTTTTTTCCTATTTAATTTTTTTTTGTTTTTTTTATTTTTATATTTTGTTTACGCAATCCGTTGCGTTAATTAAGAATACGGGCACCTCGACCGACTCTAAATCTCCCGTCGTGTCGTCGTATATGCCGAGCTGATACAATTTATAGTCTTCCGGATGTTTGTTGATACTTGACTTTTCGTCCCTCACCAAGTCTTGAAATAACTTGATTGCTTGTCCATTATGATTTTGTATAA